ACTGTAAATTCATTTAATTTAGCTTTTTATCTAAATGCCATGGGGACGGAATGGGAGCGAGTAGATAGTTTTAATTGCTTTTCAGTTGCGTTTATGTGCGACGTGCTTAACAAGTATTTAGATTTCAAAAGCAAAAGTTGGCAGGAATTGAATAAAGCCATTAAACAGCCAGACGCATTACCCAAAGAGGTTAATACTCAAATCGATTTAAAACAGTGGCTAGAATCGGATATAAAACGCTATTCAGAGGGCAAATGGCAGTATATAGAGGTTTACGCTGCTGTTGTAGCGCGGGAAATGTTTAGTAAAAGGTTATTTACCCCCGAAGATTTTACCGAGGATCAGTGGAATAATTGGCGTAAAAATGCTAGGTTTAGAACGCAGAGCAAATGGAAAGAGGAAAGGAAAAAACCCGAGTTTGCTAAAGAGGACTTTAACTTTGAGGTAAACCAAGAAGTAGGTAGAGCTGTTTACGAATACATTTTAAAAAATAAACTTAAAGCAAAATGAAAGAAGAAACTTATTTAGTAATAGCTGAACATGACAGCTTAATACAGGTAGAATATTTAATAGAGGTAGCAGATGATATGTATACCTTAAAGTATAGTAATGCGCAGCAATGGGCACAGGAAATAAGAGGTAAAACAATAGGTAGTATTATAGATACCGGAAATGAGTGTATTTTAAGTAATTCATTTTTAAAAAGAAATATGGACTATTCGCTTTTCAGTGAATTGCATGTGCTTCTCTCATTCATTAATAAACATGATAATTTGTCTTATAAATTCAAATTTGCAAAGATTGAAGGAGGTGAAGATGAGTAAAACATTAGAAGCTGTTATAGCTGACTTAAAAAGCCGAGAAGAAAAAGGCATTCAAACCTATGGCGGCACAGTTGACCAGGCTAACTTGACAAAAGAGCAATGGCTACAGAACGCCTACGAGGAAGCGCTAGACCTTTGTATCTACCTTAAAAAATTAATGTCATGAGTAAATACATTTACGACGAAAACGGTAATTGCGTTAATGACGATAGCATGTATTATAAAGCTAACGGTATAGTAGCTAGTTATGGCATAGCTAAAAATAAAAACGGATACGCTAGAACCTTCCAAACTACAGGCTCAAATATTACTATTTGCAGGCCTATTTCTTGGGAAGATGAGGATATTAGCAATACAAAAAATGAAGCTATAACTCTAGTTAAATCAGAGCTAAAACAAGCTTTAATAACAGCTAATTACAATGGGCAGTTTGACGGTATTTTATTGGCAATGGGTGAAATAGAGCTACCGGTAAAACAAGAAATTAAAGAAGTAATAACTAAACAACAGCTAGAGCTATTTTAATATGAGTAAAATAATACCTTTACATAAAACCGTTAGAATGTACCGCCTTTTCTACGGTTATTCTCAGGAATACGTAGCTTTTAAACTGGGTATAGAGCAGAGTAACTACCACCAACGAGAACACGGCAATACCATGTTTAAAGATCACGAAATAGAAGTTTTAAAGGACTTATTCAAAATTGAAATAAGAGAGGATGTAAATTACACTATATAATAGTGTTAATAACTAACTAAAGAGCTGTATTAACCTACAGCTTTTTTTATACCTTTACAATATGTGGCCATTTAAGAAAAAAAGTAAGCTAGCATTTAAGCCTGAGGAACTTTTAAAAGACTTGCAGCCTACCCTGTGCTCTACTTACGTTATTCAATGGAACTATGCTGAGGAATTAGAAAACGAGGCCATTTTCGCAGATAACGTACCGCTAGCTTTCGACGCTAAAGAGGCAATAGCAATACAGGCAGAGGTAGAATTTAACGCCGACGGTACGTATAAAGTAGGCCATAAAACTCTAGTATTTATAAAAGGCGTAGGTGCTCCGTTTATAGTAGACGTACCTTACAACGAGTTTAAGAAATATTGGCAGGAATTTAAAACCAACGAAGCTTATAATGAAATCTACAAGAACAGGCCGTAACATAATTATTACCCAGGCTAAGCTAAACGACCGTTTATATTTAATGAGCGACGTACATTGGGATAACCCCCATTGCGACCGCAAATTATTAAAACAGCACTTAGATAAATGCCTAGAGGAAAACATAGGCATAGGTATAAATGGAGATTTATTTTGCCTTATGCAGGGCAAGTATGATCCAAGGCGGAGTAAAAATGATATTCTACCGGAGCACAACGTAGCCAATTATTTAGACGCGGTAGTAAATACGGCTATAGACTATTTTAAACCTTACGCGCATTTAATACAGTTCGTCGGTTATGGTAACCACGAAACCGCTATAATTAAGAACTGTGAGACCGACGTAATAGAACGTTTTGTAAGCGGTTTAAATAGAGAGGCAGGCACGGAAATACAAGTAGGAGGCTATGGCGGTTGGTGGGTGCTAAGAGTAGCAATTAAAAAAGATAAATACGCCCTTTTTAAAATTAAATATTACCACGGATCAGGTGGGGGCGGAGTAGTTACTAAGGGCGTTATTCAAAATAACCGCATGCAGGTAATGATAGAAGGTGCCGACTGCATTTGGAGCGGCCACGTTCACGAGCTTTATCACCATGCCGACATGGCAGAGGAGTTAGTATTTAGTCATTCGGGAGGTTTTAGAGTAGACACAAAATATATTCATCACGTCAGAACGGCAAGCTATAAAGAGGAATACGACGAGGGTTATATGGGCTTTCATGTTGAACGCATGCGACCCCCCAAACCTCTAGGCGGTTACGAATTGAACTTTACAAGTAGGCGCGAGCGGAAAATTCACGATATATTAGAATTAGTGCCTAATTTTGTTCAATGGCGCGAGAAATAAATTGGAAGTTTAAACCATTACCCCGACAGCAGGAAGCTTTACAATATCTCAGCAACGACAGTACTACCGAAGTAATACTTTACGGCGGAGCTGCAGGTGGCGGTAAAACTATGCTAGGTTGTACTTGGCAAATTATTAGACGTCTTAAGTACCCAGGCACGCGCTCCTTAATAGGCCGTGCTAAATTAGATACACTAAAAAAAACTACAATAGCTACTTTTATGGAAGTGGCTAATAACATTGGTTTAGTGCCTGGTCAAGATTTCGTATATAATCAGCAGAGCCACATAATTAAGTTTATGAACGGCTCTGAAATAATACTAGCAGATTTATTTTTATACCCGAGCGATCCTCATTTTACTGATCTCGGAGGGTTAGAAATTACCGACGCCTTTATAGATGAGGCTACCGAGATTAGCGAAAAGGCTTTTAACATTGTGAGCTCACGTATTCGCTATAAATTAAACGAGTATAACCTTAAGCCAAAAATACTACTAACCTGCAACCCGTCGAAAGGATGGATATACAACCAATTTTATTTACCATACAAAAATAAAAACCTAGCAGAGCACCGCGCTTTTATTCAGGCGCTACCTGGAGACAATTTACACCTGCCGAGTGGTTATGTGGTTAGCTTACAACGTTTGCCCGAAGTAGATAGAAAGCGATTATTAGAGGGCGATTGGGAATTTGATAATTCAGCAGACAGGCTATACCAATATGACGAGCTCATACGCTGTTTTAGAGAGCCTTTAAACGTAGGCGAAAGTTTTATAACAGGCGATATAGCGCGCCTCGGTAAAGATAGGACAGTATTGTGTGCATGGAAGGGTTTAAGCTGTGTAGACATTGTTATACTACGGCAGAAAAGACAGGATGAGGTAAAGGCAGAAATTCAGAGGTTGCAAAAAATGCATAACGTAAAACTGTCTAACGTGCTCGTAGATGAGGATGGAGTAGGGGGTGGATTGGTAGACGCCATGCGATGCCGCGGTTTCCAAAACGGGAGTAAAGCCGTTCGCGGTACCCATTACCAAAATTTAAAATCCGACTGTTATTTTAAGTTAGGCGAGCTAATAGATAAAAATGAAATAACGCTACCGGTAAGGCTGCAAGAGGACATAGTAAAAGAGTTAGAATTAATTAGACGAGTAGACCCTGACAAGGAGGGAAAATTAAGAGTAACAAGTAAAGATACCATAAGCCAACGTACGGGTGGACTGTCGCCCGATATTGCCGACGCTATTATGATGCGGGCTTATTTTGAGCTAAAACCTAATTACAACAAGTACGCATTCATTTAATTATATTGATA